GGACATGGACATCGGGGCCGGCCGCCGACGCGGTTACATCGCTTCCGTTCGGGCCGCTGCGGTTTCGCGCGTGGACGAATGGCGCCGCGTCTGCCGTTGCATCTGGCCTGCCCTTCGGCCCGCTGCGATTCCGGGCCTGGACGTCCGCCGTTGCCGTGGTTCCTGTTCCGGTGGATCAGGGCGGCGGCTACGGCCGCATTCGGATCCCGGTCGATCGATTGCATGCCCTGCGGCTCGAACGAGACGACGAGCTCATGGCCTTTATAGCCTCCGCATCCGCGGCCCTTGGTCTCTTGGACTAACCGCCAATGGATAAATCAGAGCAGTACGCCGACATCATCGCGAAGGCTTGCCAAGCCTTGATCGAGCGCAAGCTGGCGCCGATCCTGACGCGGATCGACGAGATGGCGAAGTCGCTCGACGGCTTCATGCGCAAGGGCGACGCGGCGCAATTCGTGACGGCCGAAGGTTTCCGGGTCGAGCTCGACGTGATCCGCAACGACCTCGCTGGCGTGGCTAAGTGCGTGGAGGCGAAGCCGGACCTCGAAACGCTGCGAGCCGAGCAAGCGAACGTGGCGACGAAGGCCGCTGCCGATCTCTTCGCGACGCTGCCGAAACCGGAGAACGGGAAGTCGGTCACGGTCGACGAGGTGCGCCCGCTACTCGAGCAGATGGTCAAAGCGATCCCGGCGCCGAGGGACGGCGTCGACGGCAAGGACGGAGCCGACGGCCTTCCGGGCAAGGATGGTCGCGACGGCAAGGACGGGGCACTTGGCGAGCGCGGCGCTGATGGCGCGGCCGGTGCGGCTGGACTGCCGGGCGAGAAGGGCGCGGACGGGATCAATGGCAGGGACGGGGCCGACGGCCTCTCAGGCAAGGATGGCGCGCCCGGCGAGCGCGGGGAAAAGGGCGCCGATGGCATCAACGGCAAGGACGGCCGCGATGGGATCGACGGGCGCAACGTCGAGCCTGAAGTGGTCCGCCAACTGGTCGACGAGGTCGCGACCAAGGCGATCGCCGAGATTCCCAGGCCGAAGGATGGCGAACCTGGCGAGCGCGGCGCCACCGGTGAGCAGGGCGAGGCCGGCCGCGATGGCCGCGACGGTCAGCCGGGCGTACCGGGCGCTCCTGGCGAGAAGGGGCTCGACGGCATCAACGGTCGCGACGGGGTCGACGGGATCGGGATCGAGGACGTCGCGCTGGAATTGAAGGAAGACGGCCGCACGATGATCGTCAGGTTCTCCGGGGCCGGCCGCGAGAAGTCGTTCGAGGTCGTCTGCCCCTGGCAGATTTACCGGGGCGTCTACGTCTCGGGCAAGCGATACGCGCGCGGCGACGTCGTCACCTATGGCGGATCGCAGTTCACCGCAAAGCAGGATACGACCGAGCCTCCCGAAACCAAAGGAACCGGTGGCGGGTGGCAACTGTCCGTGAAGCGCGGCGCCGACGCGAAACCGGTGGAACCATGAGAAAGCCTCCGAACTGGCGCGGCCAGACCGTCGTCTGTATCGCCAGCGGGCCGAGCCTGACGCCGGAGGACTGCGCCGCGGTACGCGCGGCCGGCGTTCCCGCGATCGTTACGAACACGACCTTCCGGCTCTGCCCGTGGGCGGACATGCTGGTCGGCTTCGATTCCCTCTGGTGGCGGCAGTACGTCGCCGAGGTGCGGGCCACGTTCGCGGGCCGGATGTACTGCCACGCGGGGCCAGGGGCCTTCCGTGGCGTCGAGTGGCCGGGGCTGCTGCCAGGGTATCGGCCGTTCGGGAACTCCGGCGCGATGGCGGCCGTGATGGCGATCGTCTGCGGGAGCCGCGACGTCGTCCTGCTCGGCTACGACTGCCAGGCCACCGGTGGGCGGGTTCACCATCACGACGACCATCCGGCGCCGCTGCGCAACGCCGACACCATGCCGAAGTGGCCGCGGCAATTCGAGCGGCTGGCCGTGTACGCGCGCGCGAAGGGCGCCTCCGTGCGCAACGCGACGCCTGGCACGGCGCTCGAGGCGTTCCCCCGGATTGCCTTACAGGACGCGATTCCAGACCTCCAGGCGGCGGCATGAAGGCGACCTATTGGGAAGTGCCTTGGATCTGGCACGGCCGCACTGTGGCCGTTCTGGCGTCGGGGCCGAGCATGTCGCAGGCGGTCGCCGACAGCGTCCGCCACCTGCCGAGGATCGCGGTCAATACGACGTACCAGCTCGCGCCGGACGCCGACGTCCTGTATGCCTGCGATTCGAAATGGTGGCGGGCCAATCCCGAGGCGCTCGCCTGTCCTGGGCTCAAGGTCGCGCTCGAGCCGATGCCGGGCGAACTGCCGAACGTTCCGCCCGATGTGCGCGTCCTGCGCAACTCCGGCGGCGAGGGCTACGACCCGCGGCCGGGTTACCTGCGCACGCTGTCAAACTCCGGCGGGCAGGCGATCCAAGTCGCTGCGAAGTCGGGCGCGGCGCGGATCCTGCTCCTTGGCTTCGACATGCACGGCGGCCATTGGCATGAGCCGCACAAGCTCGGCAACCCGCGCGACAAGACCTACGATCGCTGGATTTCGCGTATGGCCGGATTGGCGCTCGCTATGAAGAATCTAGGCGTTGAGGTCTTGAATTGCACGCCGGGCTCGCGCCTGCGGTGCTTTCCCATGCGCGTGCTCGAGGACGCGATCGCTGAACGGGTGGCCGCATGACCTTCCTGACTGACATCGCCGCACGCCAGCGCGCCGCGCTGCAGCAATTCAACGTCGTCCAGATCGGCGACGTCGACGAAGAGCAGATCTCGCTCGACCTTGCGTACACGCATTGCGCGATCGACACTTACGAGGACGGCAGCCCGCCGGAGACGGTCTCCGACTTCGACGCTTGGCTCACCGACGTCGGAATTCCCGCAGCGCGTGAGTATTGCGAGGCGTACCTCGGGCTCTCGCTGGCGCCGCGGACGCTGGAGTTGTCGAGCAATGCCTTCCCAGCCGTGGCGGTGAGCTCGCCGCCGGGTCCGGCCTTCGTCCTCCCGTTTGGCCCGGTTCAATCGATCACCAGCATCACATACATGGACGAGGCCGCCTACACCGCGGCGTATGACGCTGAGTTCCTGATCTCCGGCGACGTGGATCTGGCAACGGCCGCCGGCGAGGCGGCGTTGCTTCAGACCGTCGACCCGACGACCTATCAGCTTGGCGTTTACGGCGCGCAGCCGATCGTGGTTCTGGCCTATGGCGAATCATGGCCGACCTCTCGGAATGCGGCCGGGTCGGTGAAGGTGCGCTATGTCGCGGGCTTCAACCTGTCGACCGACTCGCCCTTGCCGTACCCGCTACCGAAGATGGCGAAGGTGGCCATGCTGTTGATGTTGGGTCATCTGTTTAATAACAGGGAGGGCGTCTCGGGTGCGGTCGGCGGCGCCTTGTTGCACGAACTGCCATTGGGCATCCAATCGCTCCTAAGCATGATTCGTGGCGTCGAACGATTGGGGATGGCATGAGCGCCGGATCCCGCCGCCATCGCGTCCTACTTCAGGCCGCGATCGACACGGTCAACGATACGACCGGAGGCGTGGCCCGTACCTGGGACGACATCGGCTACTGGCATTGCGAGATTCGTCCGACGACGGTACGCGAGGCATTCATTGACGGCGGCATTCGCGACGAGGCTGACGTGCGCCTCGTCGGCCTATTCAATAGCCGGATCGAGACGCTGAAAGCTGCGGATCGCGCGGTGTCGGTGGACGGCGCGACCTTCTACAACCTTGCCGGCCCTCCGATGGTCTCGAACGACCGCCGCGAGGCTGTACTACGCGCGCGCGTGGGGATGAACGATGGCCGGTAGTGTAACCGTCAAGGTCGATGGATTGGCGGCGCTCGGCGAGCGGATGCGCGCGCTGAGCGCTAAGGTTTCGACCAAGCTCGCGAGTCAGGCGACAGGAGCGGCAGCGAGCGTCATCAAGAAGAAGACGATCGAGAATATCAACCGCAATCCGTCGGTCGATACCGGATCGCTGCGCGACTCCGTCCTTGCAAAGAAGGTGCCCAAAGG